TTTACAACCTGTGCGTATTCGGAACTATTGAGTAATCGGTTATAAATTAAAAACTCAAATATACTTGTATCATTACCAGTTTGACCCGTATTATCACCAATACCCAAGAAGTCAGATAAATCAGGACGACTGACAGGTGCTGGGAATGGTGATATAGCATCATTAAATGCCGCAGTAAAGAATGTAGGAGATTCTCCTGAAGCGGTAATTAAAATAGGGTCTCCAACAGGAATTGCTGGCTCTGCCTGATAAGCCGTAGGGTCTTTTTGTATTTCAAGTGGATTAGTTCCAAATAACATAACTCCACCAAAGGATCCCCCCAAATTGCTAGTCCAGTTTCCTGTTCCCGTAGTATTTCTTTTCATAACCTTAAAAATAGTTCCTCCTGAATAATTCTCTAATGGAAATGAACTAAATTGATTATCACTATTCGTATAATTTACCGCTAATCCACTGAATGACCCTAATGTATCGGTAATAATTGATGGTCGTAATAATGGGTCTCCTTGAGTAAGTGCTCCGCCCAATAGTCCCAAGTTAGTCCAAGATGCCGCTGTAGCACCACTCGTAGATAAATACCAATGCTGTAGATTACCTAATGATAATGGGTTAAATGGAGGTGGAGGTGTTGAACTCGGAGTTGGAGTTAAAGTAGGAGTTGTCGTAGGGGTAATAGTCGGAGTTTGAGTCGGCGTAGGAGTTTGAGTCCTCGTAGGAGTTGGGGACGGAGTATTTGATGGAGTTTGACTCGGTGGTTGTAATTCGTCAGGAGCAAAAATAGTATTAGAATTAAACTCATCATCAGAAACAAATTCAATAAAATACTCGTTAGTAGTATCCTTTGTTATTTCAATAAACATACAAATACCATTTTCAACTAACCCATTAGATAATAAAGGGTCAAGATTACCCGACCCCTGTGGCTGTTGATATACGAAGTAATTATATTCGCCAGTATATGGAAAAGCGATTTCTCCGACATTTCGTCCTTCAACGAACTCGAACTCATCGTATCGCTCCTTATGAATAGATATATTAGGGAGGATAAACGCTACACTATCTTTTGAGAATATATGAACGAAATAAAATAGGTATTCGGGATCACACAGAGTAGAGTTTTCCGTGAGGGTCACAACTATTTTATTTAATTGGTTCGCTTTTAATAATATCATCTTCTTCGTATAAAATAATCACAAGGGAGTTATTATAAACCCCCCTGTGATAAATATTTAGGATTCTACAATAATACCTGAAACGACTGAACCGATTGGGCCACTCAACTCGTTCATTGGTAGTTGTTCTAATGCTTGGAGGGTCAAGTTATATCCCTGACGATCACCTAAAGCAAGTCCGGTCACGCTTGAACCAGCGCTTACGAACATTCCATATTCCTCACCAAGTAAGAAATAAGAACCATTATTATCCTCGAATATCACCGCTAATCTGAAAGATTGAGCGAGGGTCTTTAGGATATTTCTTTTGTATTGTTCTAGTTTTGCGAAAAACATAACTAGTTCTTGGGTATAGAATACAGTGCCGTTTTCAAGGGAGGCATTTATAGTTTCAGTCATTTCCGACGTAGTACGGATTAGATCAAAAGAATAAAACGTTCCTGTTCCTGTAATAGAAGTAATGGTGTCTCCCGTGTTTTTAGTTATTGATGTGATATTATCAAAATCAGTAATCCAAACTCTATTTACACCACCTGCGTTGTCTCTACAACCAAAAGTAATACCTTGTGCTAAATTACAACTCATTTTATATTATATTTAGTTTTTTAGTTTATTATTGAATAAGGGGGGTTATTCACCCCCCGTTTAATTATAGTCCGTTTGTCACGAAAAATTGAGGAAACGCAATCGCTGTTCCTAATTTCCAAGCCGACATAATACGTACCTCTTGGAAGTCTTGAGACCACCAAGAACGGAAAGAATCCTCATCGCTCATAAGATCGACCCCAGCCATGAAATATTGACTTGCCGACGCAGCGATTAAATTACTTCCGTTAAGACCCGGTACTCCAATTACTTTATATTTAGTTTGAGGGTGGAATGTTTCATAAACCTGACCTAGTGTAGGTTCGGTGAAGTGAAAGTTATTCACGTTTCTCAACGCTACTAAATAACACTTGAATTGTTGTTGAGACATAAAGATTACAATATCGTCTCTATCATAGATATTTCTATCTAAAGCGTTGATGATATTATCTACAGCGGTAAGAACCGAATTAGCCTTTTCTACTACTGATGCTCCCGTAATAGAACACAACGCAGTTTGACCTGTCAATTTAACTACACCAGCGGTATTATTCAATAATTCGATAAAACCTGAGAACGTAGAAGTCCCTGATGAAGCATTCCATAAAAGGTCTTCATTATAACGCTTAATTTGTTTAGTTTGTAAATCTACAATAGCCTGCTCAAATGGTGCCTGCTCATTATAAGACCCCGGATTTAGATACTGACCAAGCCATAAGGTGTTTAACTCCTCAAGACATAAGGATTGATTTACCTTTAATGCCTGAACAGTCAAAGGTACAGTGGTAAAAGTAATATCACCAGCATCGTTCCATCCGCAAGTCGTTCCTGTTTGTACCGATAAAGTTTCGGATAAAAGATTCACGTTTTGTGTTCCCTTTATTCCAGGTACAACGTTTAAGTACTTCATACTCACAGGGGATAATACCGCCTCTGAAATAATATCTGAAGACAACTGATCTACGTACGCTGATAAACCACCAAGGTCGTAGTTAAAGTTCATTTTTGTTAATTTTTTCATTTTAGTAATAAATTAAAATAGTTTAGTTTTTATTCATCGCCTCCCTCAGCCTCTTGAATGACTCCATTCGGTCTTCAGATTTTGATTCGGTGAAAGTTTTTTGAGTAAATACTCGGTCTCCCGCCGGTTCTTTAGCGAACTTTTGGACTTTAGTTTCTAGTTGGTTTTGTTTCGATACTAGAACATCGATTTTTGTTTCTAATTTCTTCAACGCTTCAGAAAAAAGTTCAGCGAGTTTTTCCGCTCCCATACCTTCTTCTACGTTTTCTCTCTCGGTAATAATCCCGTCTTTAGTCATTACTCTAATTTTAACGTCATTACCGCTCTCGTCCTTTAGGACTACTTGGTGTTCGCCGTCGGGAGCCATTTTTTTCTCGTCTCCGTCAAGTACAAATACTTCTTCACCAACATCGAAGGTTTTAGATTCTACTTTAGCTCCATCAGCGGTTTCAGCGATTACAAACGCCTCCTCCTTACCTTTTTCGGTAATACCTTTGATTTCACCTCCGACGATTGAAATTACTTTTCCGTCGGTTGTCTCATAATCTCCATCGGTGAAGGGTAATAAAGCGCCATCATAAGAAACTTTTTTAGTTAAACGACCCACAGTCGGCTCGTCCCCCTCTACTCGCATAATCATTCCGTCTTTCAACTTTACGTCAGCAAACATTTCTTCAGTTTCTTTTTTGATTTCTTCTTTATCCTCCATCGAACCCATATCGATTTTTTTGACTTTAGAATCCTCATCTACTTCAATTTTAGTTCCGTCCATTAACATATGTTCCCCCGCCGGAGCCGGAATTAAACCCTCCTCCGTAGCAACATATATCATAGACCCTAATTCTAGTTCTCCCTCCATCTTCATCATAATACCTTGTTCAGTTTTTGCTTCAAAGAATATTTGAGGAGTTAGTCCTAAAATCTGCTTAATTTTTTGTAGGGTTTTAATACTATTCATCTTATATTGATTTTAATAGTTGTTTTATTTGGTTTATTTGTCCTTCCTGTTTAGAAAAAACTGCTTTTTCCTTGAATAATCCCTCTACTGAAAAACCACTCAAGTTATTTTGTTTAACGAGTTCCCATACTTTAGGGTCATCTACTTTCATTTGGACAAACCAAGTACCCGCCGGTAAGTCAAATCCATAAATAGAGGACTTATCTTTAGCGGGGTCTTCACTAATCCAACTTTCAGTAATATAGACCTTATCCGAACCTAACTTTAATCCGTTATGTTCTATGGAGGTTTCGTCAGTCCTTTTTTGCTTCAAGAACCTATTAGCCATTTTTCTAATAGAGTCCTTTGAGAAATATACGTAATATTTGTTCCCGAACATATCGTATCTATGTATCATCTTATTCGGGATCATCGCGGCTCCTACGATAATCATTTTATCTTCACTAGCAACAGCGAAGGTCATTTTTTCGTTTTCTAATTGTTTGAGTTTCCTTTCAGCCCAAGTAAGTCCGGCTTCTCCACCCCAACTATCGTACATCAACTTACCACATCCGTCTTCATAACTAGTCGAACTCTGTAGATCTACTTTATGACGGGATAAATAACTATACATTCTTTTCAACGTATCGACTGAAATAGGTTCTCCGTTCGCTAATTGAGATGCTCTAACCTTACCGACTTGAGTTCCACAAGTACCCCATCCGTTTTCTTCAGTATATTTAACTACTCGAGCCGCTGCGTCCTTTACTCCTTGAGGATAATCAGTAATAGCCTCCGCAAAGTCGTCTTCGGTTAGTTTAATAGGTACGCAGTTAGGTACTTCTTTTCCGTCTAATATTTTAGTTCCAATCGCTTCGTATCCCTCCCAACAAGCGTCCTCTAATCCCATCTTATCTTTACTCATATAACCGACCGCCATATTAGGCCCAGTTCGTTGAGTACCAGGTTCCCACTGGTTTTGAGGAGTAGTAGATTCGATAGTCGCTCTCGTTCTCGTATCGGGTTGTAATCTTGGGTTCATGGACTCCGTATCTATTAGACCTAAAGTTGAAAGACCAGAGTTTCTAATTTTTCCTTCAGGTTGATATATTAGTTTAACCCACGTATGACGGCAATTAAAAGAACCTCTCCAAGTAAAGATGTCGTAGTTGCCGAACTCGGGATTAGATAATTGCTCTATATCCTCCATACGATAAACTCTATTCATAGACAACATATCGGCGCAGAACTGACGATTTTTATTATCCCTTACTCCGACGTACTTGAACCTCAATCTAAATTGTTCGGTGTCCTCGTAGGATTCGGCGTTAGGATTAGAGTTAAACTTTTGACGGCTCATTTTAAGTATCCTCTCGGGTGTCATATGCTCTACGCGAGTAATTACCCACCCTTGACTGATTAAGTCGTTATACGGCTCTCCTAATGTACTAATAAGGGGGTTTTGAGAACAGAAGTCGTCCTCCACTATTTTATAGGTAATACTATTATCTGCTAAAGGTTCTTCTTCGCCATTAAACGCAATCCAGTTTTCCTCGTGTGCGGGGGTCGCTACTAAAGATATTGCTTCAATACCTGACTCCTCAAAATCCTCGTCTATTAGTAATTCTACGATTTTCATTCTATAATAAATATATTTTAATTCGGTTTATGCCATTAAATCAAAGACCTCGATTTTATAGTTCTATCGAATTGTTGTTGATTAGACATATCTTGACTTACTACGTAAGTCCTTACCGGTCTTGAGTTAGTATTACCTTGTAATGCTTCTATTAGTGATTGATTACCCGGTGCTTGAGGTAAAGCCGTATTAGGTAAGTTCCCCATATTATTCATAGCACTCAACATAGGTGAGAATAACTCCGAAGATCTAGCGTTCATTACGAACTCCCCGTCAGACAACATCGCCGGTATAGAATCCGTTATAGACCCTCCGTTCCCGAATACAAAACCTCCTTGAGACCTTCTTGCTACGACTTGAATTGGAGGAGGGGCTTGTGCCTCCGCCGCTTGTTTCATATCTACTCTACTTTGGTCTCCTTTAGGAACATCAACTTTTCTAATACTCGCAACTCTCACTAAACCACTCGCTACTGCGACCGCAGCCGCTAAAGCCGCTCTAATAGGAGCGTCGGGAGTTTTAATCTTCATCTGACTTGCGAACGCGTCTTGAGCCGCCTGATACGTGCTAATTAAAGTCGAAGCAATCGCTAATGCTTTACCCGCTTTAGTATTCTCCCCCGCTATTTGAGCAGCAACGGCTAAAGATTCTCCTATTAGACGGACAAACTCCATCCTTGCTTCCGCTTCGGTTTGGGCTATATCTATCCGTTCTTGAGTTAGGTCAGCGACAGCGGTATTATAGTCCTCTTGACTAATAAGTTTTCTTTCAAGGGCAAAGTCGAGGTCGGCTTGTTGTTGGTCTAATAAAGCCTTCTGTTGAACGACGTAATCCCGTTCCGACCCCATCTGTAGAGCCAGTCTATCCCTTTGTTCTTGATATAATTTTTCGGTGTCGGAAAAG